TTCTACGACTGAATCGACAATAATGTTTTCCAATTTACGTAAGGAGTCATAAAAACTCTTCATAAAACTATCATCTTCATCATACCCTTTCACAGCGAAATCGATGTTGTACTTGGTGGGACCCACCTCTGGTGTGAATCCGGAAACACCGAATGGCATATACATACGAGGAAACTGTACACGGAACGGTGTACCTTGTTTGGTTGAGAGGACAATTTTACGATTGTTATATTTATTAATTTGAAGGTTTTCTATCACTTTTTCCATGTCTTCTTCTTTTTTATCTACCCACCTAAACTTTAAGCTGAACAGGCTACACAGTCAGGCTCTAAACTAAACTGGATCGGTCGGGATTTGGCTTTGGACCTGAGGTAGTACATACCAGTCTTGAGACCAGCCTTCCACGCGTACATGTGCATCGAGGATAGCTTGGACATCGTGGGACTCTCTATGAAAAGGTTCATAGATTGAGACTGGTCAATAAATCGTCCACGGTCAGCCGCCATATCAATGATACACTTCTGACTGATTTCCCATACAGTCTTGTAGAGTTTCTTAATGTCTTCGGGAATGTCCACTATGTTTTGGATGGAGCCACCAGCCTTCACCATCAGGTCCTTCATCTCCTTCGACCAGAGACCAACCCTCTTGAGATCCTCAACCAGGTGTTTGTTAACGACTACAAATTCACCAGCGAGTGTGCGTCGAAGGTAGATGTTTGTCGTGTAGGGTTCAAAGCATTCGTTGTTGCCCAAAATTTGTGCAGTGGAGGCTGTGGGCATGGGAGCCATGAGAAGACTGTTACGGAGACCCTTGGTCTTGACGCGCTCGCGCATAGCATCCCAATCGTACCGACCACTGAACTTTGTCTCACCCTCCCACATATCTGGCTGGAGTACACCTTGGGACGTGGGAGACCCCTCAAAACTCTCATAAGACCCATCCACCTCAGCCAACTCCGAACTCGCCTCGAGGGCGGCGTGGTACATAGTCTCAAAAATTTGCGCGTTCATGAGACGCGACTCCTCACAGTCGAATGGAAGCCCACAAAGGATGAATACATCGGCGAGACCCTGGACACCCAAACCGATGGGGCGATGCTTCATGTTAGAACGCTTCGCAGTCTCCACTGGGTAGAAGTTACGGTCGATGACCCGATTGAGATTCTTTGTGACGGTCTTCGTGACCTCATGGAGTTTCACATGATCGAAGGTTTTTGTTTCCTTATTCACATACTTTGGGAGGGCGATGGACGCCAGGTTACATACAGCGGTCTCATCCTTGTTGGTGTACTCTATGATTTCGGTACACAAATTTGAACTCTTAATCACACCCAAATTCTTCTGGTTGCTTTTAGTGTTACAAGCATCCTTGTAGAGCATGTAGGGTGTACCTGTCTCAGTTTGAGACTTGAGAATCGCCTTCCATACATCAGCAGCTGGAATGGTCGCACTGGCGAGACCCTCCTCCTCGTATTTGGTGTAGAGTGCTTCAAACTCCTCACCGTAACAGTCAGAGAGACCTGGTGCCTTATCGGGGCAGAAGAGAGACCAGTTACCACCCTCCTCAACCCTCTTCATGAAGAGATCGGGGATCCACATAGCGGAGAAAAGGTCACGACAACGAGCCTCTTCATCTCCTTGGTTGAGGCGAAGTTCGAGGAAGTCCATGATGTCAGCATGCCATGGCTCGACATAGACCGCAATAGATCCCTTGCGTCGTCCAGCCTGGTTCACGTAACGTGCAGTGGCGTTGAAAACCCTAAGCATGGGGATGATACCATCAGATTGACCGTTTGTACCCCTAATTCGAGACTTATTCCCACGAATGTCGTGGATATGCATACCAATACCACCCGCCCATTTACTGATCTGGGCGCATTCCGTCAGAGTTCCATAGATACCATCGATTGAGTCAGATTTATTTGCGATGAGAAAGCATGAAGACATCTGGGGTCTTGGTGTTCCCGCGTTGAATAGAGTTGGTGTGGCGTGGATGAAGAGACCCTGAGACATCTTATCATACGTATCCAAAACAGCGGGAATATCTTTACCATGAATACCAATCGACACACGCATGAACATGTATTGAGGTGTTTCGATCAATTTCCCCTCAACACGTTGGAGATACCCCTTTTCTAGGGTCTTGAGACCAAAATATCCAAAATCGAAATCACGATCACCTTTAATTTCATCCTTCACCTGCTGTGCGACTTCGACGACTTCATCCGTGACGACATCAACCTTCTGAAGTTTCTTCATGGCGAGGTGGAAATTATTGGGGCACACCTTTTGAATGTTACTGGCGATGATCCGCGTCGCCAGGATTTCATAATCAGGGTCGACAGTGATCATACCCACACAGATTTCAGCGGAGAGGGTATCAATTTCTTGGGTGGTGATATTATCGTACATAGATGAGAATACCTGTTGTGCGACTTTAGAAGAGTCGCAGTTTTCGGAGAGTCCATACGTTAAATTCTTGATCCTATTGGTGACGTTATCAAATTTCATATCCTCAATACGACCTGAGCGTTTAATGACCCTCATATATCTAAGTTTCTAGCTTTATTTTTAACTTACTTCTTACAGCTCAAATCTGAACTGCGAACAGTGGCTGTTCCGAGTGTTTCCATTCTACGATCAGGTTGGAGAAGGTACGTGTTCACGTAAAAGGGTCCTTCCTCACCAGCCTTGGTCACCGGGGCATAGGAACCGACGAAGCAGGAGGGTGGCTCGCATGGTATCATGTCAACCGTGTCAGGACCTTTACTGTATGCTTTATCAAACTCGGCGTATTTCGTCATTTACTATTTACACAGTTTTTTTTTCGAGCGGTATATTAAATGAGTAATCTTCACTTGAATTCTATGAAGCAGTGTGAGACACCATTAAATACACTCTTCTTTTCGGAATTTAACAAAAATATTCTTCAGCGTGGAATTCGTCAGACGTTTAAGGATCGTACTGGTATATCCATCGATTACCAAAATTCAGATGATCTCTATGGTATCATGCGTGTCGTCTTCATCAACAACTCCGGTGATCACCAACGGGATGTGAACAAACAGGTGAAACTCATGAACAGTCGCGTGATAGAAACCGCCCTGTCACAGATTCAGACTGGTGTTTCCCAATACATCGCTTATGTGAAAGACATAGACACCACGAGTATACCACTCGACCAACCCATGAACACGAGTACTTCCGGAAGAAAGATTGGATACAATAACAAGATTGGTATCAATTAAAGATTATCAAACAAGAAAGAATAAGTGTGATGAGTCTCAATTATTACAGAGATGAAACTAAGAAAGTGTGTAAATCTAAGGGTTGGGATCGCGCCCCTGTAGATACGGTATGGCTCTTACTCTCAGAAGAAGTTGGTGAACTTGCATCAGCTATTCGACAGTACAAGAAGATGTACAAGAAGACGAACCTGAAAAAGGAGAGGGGGACTGATGTGATGATGGAGATGGGTGATGTGTTTAGTTATCTGTTCCAACTGGCTGACATGTTGAATGTGGATCTAGATATGATGTGGGAAACACATCGATACAAGATGAATGATAAAAAATATAATCTGAAGTAATAGTAATTATGAGTAAGTTTATGCTCAACGACGAAGATGCGATAAATGATGTTAATCCATTTGTCACACACGATTTTTCCCTTCCGGGTGGGGTGAGACAAACTGGGGGGTATGATTCTTTTTCTAAACCTTCACCTATCGACGGTATAGTTGGAGCCGATGAGAGTGTGTATTGTAATTATGCATTATGTGAAACGGCAAAGGGTCCTTCAACTACATTCACTAGTATCCACCCCAGAAGGAATATCGATTCTGGATTCACCTGTAAACCACCTGATCGCGTGAAGGTTGGAGTATCTCAGGAACCACGTATTCCGTATATAGGTATTGTTATCGCCGTGTCGTCTATAGCTCTCGTTCTATTATATTCAAAACGTCTGTGAAATATTCAAGGCGATCCAACTTGGTACACTCCTCGATAGAATAGTGTATAAACTCTTTGCATAATTTAATGATATATTCTCTTTGCCAAGCACTTTTCATGTTAATAATGGGTGGCTGGAAGTTGGGATCTATAATCTTAGTGGCGTGTGCGACACGAATGTACAGTCGAATGTCTCGATCGTAGGATAGGAAATTTTCGAGAGCCAATTCAGCCATTCGCTGTCGCACCTCGATCGTTTTGGTAACCATGATTTCTAAAAACTTCAAATATGTGATGGTATGCTTTTTACTCTGAAATAATTCCCAATCTGCTAGGGGGTCAGCGTTCATGTAGTCTGTAAAAATCTCATATCCTTTACCATGAACAAAGGATTCATACATAATTTCAACGTAAGTGAGGTCGGATTCAACATCATGTACAACTTTTGCAGATTTAAAGAAGGAGGTCATATACGAGTATAAAGAATACTCTCTTTAAACACCTAAGTTGGTGAAAGTATTGTCTCAATTTTATGGATTAATGTATACGAATATTGCCAATAATTCGTTTTCCTATCTACTCACGATAAATGAGTTTAGGAATGCTTTACCTGATGAACTGAAACCATCTTGGATTAAAATCACGACAATCACGATGGTTTCTAGTTTTGTCCAAAACATCGACATTAAACGCCTTCGAGCCGTTTTCGAAGATATCGGAACGTATAAGATGAAACGCTGTGGACCAGATTCCGAGACCTCGAGGGGTTTCGAATGGAAGCTCAAACCGACAACCTTTTATAACCAGGTTACATTGACGTATCATGATTCGTACAGTACCAAATCTGTAAAGGTTTTCCCAAATGGAAGTATTCAAGTCGCTGGGTGCTGTGATATCTTTGACTGCAAGCGCATCATTACCCAACTCGTGTACATATTTAAGACTTTTCTCAATTTGGATGTGAACATACCCCTTGATTCGTTTAGGGTTGTGATGATCAATTCAAATTTCAGTCTCAACCATAACGTCAATCTCATGGAGGTGACCAGATGGTTTGAGCGTTACAGTGATATTTTCAACGTATCTTTCGAACCCGATCGATACTCTGCGGTGAAGATTAAGTTTAAGCCTGCGCACGACATGAAAACGATCACATGTAGTATCTTCAGTACCGGAAAGATTATCATCACGGGTGCCGAAACACTCAAGGAGATTGCTTTCGGCTATAACATCATCAATCAACACATAAACGAAAATAATGAAATTAGGGTGTCTCGTACAGTCGAGACAGATGTTTTTGATATATATTTGGGGTACAAATGTGATCCTCTCGTTAAGCACCTCAAGGAAAAGGGTTTTGAGTCATGGGTCAAAACAATCACCAACCGACAAATTAATTTCTAAATTTATAGTAATAAAGATGTCTCAACGACTTGGCATGGCTGATGGGCGCTGTTTCACGATTAATTCGTCAGCCCAACTGTTTAACAACTATGTGATGAAACAGAATGGTATCACATTCGAGGATAACTATTCTTATAGGCAGCTTCTCCAGAAGCAGGGACCTGAACTCCTTTCCAAGGTCCAAGAGCAGCAGGGTAGGGAGAATTGTAAGACTTGTGATAAACCACTTCTCGCAGTTCCCGATATTTATTAGGTGAGCTAAATGACGGAAAAAACTTTACACTCGTACTCTAAGAATGTCCACGTGTTCTATATGTCTAGCTGAAGTCAGGTCGACGAGGAATAACCCGTCGATTCGCTGTGGTCATATATTTCACACACACTGTCTTGATAGGTGGAAGGAACAAGGTAAAAACACATGTCCCACGTGCAGACGGGTATTTGATGTTTCTCAATTCAAGGTGGAAGTTACGATACATAATAACTACACACATACATCAAACGTCGTATCCTTGAATGATGAATCAATGTTATCCGTATTGGATTTGTTTGATATATCCTTTGACGCAGATAGCGTACTAGATCTAAATAGTATCCTAGTAGACTTTGGGTTAACTCTTTCCGACTTTGATTCCTCGATCTTTAACGCAGAATGAACTACAGTATTTGTCATAGTTTAATTCCTTATACTTCCTAGAAGCCGTACGAGGGTCTTTAATCACCTTACCATTAGCATCACCGAGTAATGGTCCAGTAGCCCACCCACGCTTGTGACTAAACACATTAGCATTGAACACTAACTGATTTCCAACTGTAAACTTTCCCGCCTTTTTTATCCTATATTCAGGAATTTTAAAAAATGCGGCAACAGACTTGATTGTGTCACCCAATTTTATTTTGTACTCTACGACACCGTGTTGTTTGTAAAAATGAAAATCACCCTGACGAATGTAGCTCTTGGGTCTCCCAGAAGATACAAACATCATGATTTTGTAGTACCCCTTTTTACATTTTTCATCTCCATCGATTTTGTAAATCAATTTGGGGTTATCCGAAATAACGCGCCTTGGGAGATCGTCACATTTTGTATAATTATGTGGAAGACTCGATAAACCGGAACGGTCCCCTGGTATAGATTTTTGCCAACGATACGCGATATAGTTACCTACTGCATATGCATAACAATTATTGCTCGTAATACCCTTGCCGCTCCCCCATCGACGGGTTGTAAATTTACTTTCTGATCCACTCAGAGGAAGTTCTTTAGTTTTAGACATCTGTCATTTACGAAGAAAAAAATATCAGTATGTAATAAATGTTTGCTAATATCCTCAAGTCTGAAAACAAGTCCGATATGATTCGTGAACTTCTCATCTTCATAGTTTCGATTCTCATCAGCACGTTCGTTCTCCGTGTCGTGTGGAACTCCTCGCTTGTGAAGCACATCACCGTGCTCAAGCCCATCAACAACATGCTCGATGCTTTCATCCTCTCTATTTCTCTTCGCGTAATCAGCGGTCTTGATCGTTAAATACTTACACACTCCTTCAGTCAATGACTGTTTAGAAGCCCATCCTCGTATCATGGACTCGTAAACATTTATTTGTATATATAAAATGCCTTTGACAGTATTCACCATTGGAAATGATAATTTTACACTCAAATACACCAGGAAAATGTCCCGTGGTGAAGTTGAACGGATGAAGTCGTTCGTCACAAAGGGTGGGACGACACTGGTAAAAACCCCAAAGTTTAAGATACTCTCTATAACAGGTGACGATACTAAACGAGTCTTCAAGGTTGACAGATCTTCTTTTTGAGCATATTACGTTCATCATTTGATAAACCGTTCACATACTTGTTTATCTTTTTTGTATTTATATCCCGTGCAGTTGGTCCAAGCTCAGGAATGGTCGGTTTAATCTCGGGGACTGGGTTGGGACGCACAACACCGGGTCTCCTTCGAGGTACTGGTTTGGATTTATTCTTGTTAGCTGCAAGTATAGCAGCCGCTTTCTTAATCATATTGTTCATAGTCTTCTTCCCATTCGCAGTTGAAAGCTTACCGAAGTTGCGTGGTGGAAGTACCCGGGTGACCTTGGGAGGAGTCTTACCCTTGGGAATCATTTTGAGAGCCTCCGAGAGAGTCTTTGGTCTATTTGGTGATTTCTCATCAGTTAAGAATGGGTGTGACAAAATAGTCTTGAAGGTGGGGAGATTTTGCTTAGCCAAAGCATCATTAACCAGATACCCAGTTTTGGTGAATTTTCCGTTATACTCAAGGTACTCTTTGTTAGGTATGAGTTCTTCGATGAAATTTTTAATAGCTCGCTCCTTAGAGTTCCCTGGATTTCTCACCTTAACATAAATGATATACAAGAACCTATGAGTATCATAGTAAATCGAACCCGGACGATCCTTGTATATACCCGCACCCATGTATCCACCACGAGCTGTTTCTGGGTTTTTCATACGATCAGACCAGTAAGACAAACCAAAATCAATGATATCAGCAGTCACAGCAGCGTTTGTACGCTTATACTTTTTATCGTCAACTTTCCAAGTGTATTGGGTGGTGGGATCATTTGAACTCACCATCACATTACCTCCGTGTAAATCGCGGTGACGGAATGTTGGATATTTTTGGTTAATTCGGTAGAGATTATCAAAAACCTGTGTGATTACAGACTTCATCGCATCAAGAGATGGATTGGTTTGCCACCACGAATTAAACGACATACCATTAAGAAGTTCCATATAAAGAATATCCTTGGGTTTGGTGCGTTTTATTGGTTGGATAAAATGACCCATCTTGGAACCGGGTTCCCCCCCTTTTCGTATTCTTTGGGGTTCTTTATTTTGGATGGGGCACTTCTTAAAGAGGTACACCTTTGGGACTGCAAACTCCTTCAATTTCTGAGCAACTTTGAATTCAAACTCAAAGGCACCAGCAACACTACCCGATGTATCTACCTCTTTGTACGCAACGTACCGACGACCGTTATCGTTAATACTTCCACGGTACGTTTTACCAGACTTACCTTCACTCAGTAGCTTACCCTTACCAGTGCGGAGGGTTGGTGAGTTATACACAGGAACTTTCAAGAAGTGTTCTGGTATACAAGCCCTCTCACCTTTGAGTATTTTTTTCAAGTTACTCTCAATGTTCTTATTAGACATGCTTACTTATTGGTAAGAAGTTATTTTCAACTTACCAAGAAGGATTTTGGGACGAGTCAATTAGGACTCAGAATTAGATTTTTTATTGGTCATCAACTTCATCCTCCTCAATCTCATCAACTTCCTCCTCTTCCTCATCGGGGAGGTTAAGACCCTGGAAGGCAAATGAGGGAAGCTTGGCGGACTTCTCGAAGAGAACCTGCTGGAGGCGGATCGTCACACCGAACTTGTTATCGATAAACCAGATCTGGTTGAGGTCAATGATCGCCATACACTTCTGACCCTTCTCGACAGTATCGAGGGAAACCATCTCACGGTTCATTGTATAGCACTCTGGAACAAACGAACCGTCAGCCTTGGTTAGAACCTTGAGCTTGGTGGTGGATGGGTACTGCTCCTTCCCGGGGCGAACCATGGGTTTGTAGAGAGCTTCCTTGAGTACAGCGACGTTAAACTCCTTACCAAGCCATTCCTTCGCATTCGCAGCGACAGTGTTTACGATGATATCATCGAGCTCACTAAGCTTCTTGTGAAGCTCCATCGCCTCGGCGTTGTCTGGGTCAAAGGAGAGGTCGAGAGAGTAAGAAGTGCGCCCAGTGGCTTCGTCGGTGTAAGCACTCAGACCGTAAGGGGATCGCATGAATGGAAGTTGAACGTAGAGTTTTTTGTTGTCGCCCGCGTTGAGATAGACGGCTTTACCGCCATTTTTGTTTTTACGAAGTTTCGAGAACTGCACAGAAGTGGGAGAAAATTCGGAAGCTTGTTGGATAGAGAGCGACATTGTTTGTTGGTTATATCTTTACAAGGTGGTTCGACTTTAAGTAACTTTTTTTTCTTGACATATATTATAATTAATCATGACTTTGTTTGAGGACTGCGGCTGTGGATGCAAGGGTAAAAAACAACAAGATAAATTTGTAATCTCCATTATTTCAGCGCTCACATTCTACGTGGTCGCCAATCCCATGACATTTCGAATCGTCAGGGGGGTCTTGGGTTCGAGCATCTCTTCACCAAATGGCTGTCCAACTGCATTTGGTCTCGTCGTTCACTCGATCGTATTCATGTTCATCGTATGGGGTATGATGAACGTAAAGAAGGAAAAACCATGTGCATGTGGTTCGCGTAAGCGTGACGTGAAGGCTGGTACGAAGGTTGTAGTACCACCCATGTCTGAAGCTCCATCCCCTAAACCCGATTTCAAAGAAACTGAAATCCCTAAGGTTGATACCGGAAAGATTTTAGAGTCGTATGAAATCGGTGTAGACGGCGGTTTATTTAATTAAAACTCTTCATCGAATGCGATAGCGGATGAGTCATCATCCATTTTACCGTAATCACCCACCCTCTTTTCAAAAAAGTTCGTCTTACCATCGAGACTTATGTTTTCCATAAAGTCGAAGGGATTTTTGGATCCCCAAATCGTTGGCTGACCAATTTGTTTGAGAAGGCGATCAGACACATATTCGATATACTCAGACATTTTATCAGAGTTCATACCAATGAGATTACAGGGAAGTGCGTCTATGATGAAATTCTTTTCAATCGCGACAGCCTCCTTCACGATAGAATGAATCGTTTCAGTTGTTGGTTTGTTTCGAAGCATTTTGAATAATTCAACGGCAAACTCTTGATGAAGACCCTCGTCCCGGGATATAAGCTCGTTACTAAAACAGAGACCAGGCATGAGACCCCTCTTTTTCAGCCAGAATAGAGCACAGAAACTTCCCGAGAAGAAAATACCCTCCACACACGCGAACGCGAACAGACGTTCAGCGAAGGGTCGAGTTTTCGTGTCGAACCATTTCATAGCCCAATTTGCCTTATTCTGAATACAAGGAATGGTTTGGACGGCTTCGAAGAGCTGTTTCTTCTCGACATCATCCTTGATGTATTTATCGATGAGTTTGGAATACGTTTCACCGTGAACCATTTCATTGTGAGACTGGTAAGCATAAAAGGATCTAGCCTCGGATATCTGCACCTCATCCGCAAAATTATTGTTTATATTTTCAAATACAATACCGTCAGAACCCGCGAAAAAAGCAAGGATGTATTTAATGAATTTTTGTTCATTGTTGTTTAGGTTTTTCCAGTCTTCAATATCTGCAGAAAAGTCGATTTCTTCGGCTGTCCAATTGGACATTTGAGCCTTTTTGTAAAGTTCCCAAAGATGGGGATGTTTCAGGGGGAACACAGTAAATCTATTCAATGTCGGAGCTAATATTGGTTCATATTCATTTTCTACGTAGTCTTGAAATTCAAAGTAGTCTCCGACACGACGATCGTCAATAAATATTTGGGGGTAGGTTATAATTGAATCACCGCATTTCTCTTTCAATTTATCTTTGTCGATCATGACCTTCTCAAAATCAAAATCCTCATTTTTACATAACGTAACCGCATGATCACAATACTGACAACCTTCCTTTGAATAAATTGTAACTTTCATCTGTATTATTATCGATGATTATTTTTTGTCTGAAAACTCTAAGCATGATTGTGCCCTCTGATATAATTCAGGACGATATAGTAAAAGTTTTAGTAAACGAAGATGGTCTCGAAGATGAGATGTATGCAGTCGTCGCCATGAACACTGGTAGAACCCTAGGTCTTCATTACCTTAACCCAACCGAATCATCGTACAAATCTGCATGTGTATACAAATTAGATGATAGTGAAATGTGTCCAGCTCCTTACGACAGTCTCACGGAACACTACCCACATGGAACCAAGTTCGAAGACCTGGAGATGAAACGTGTAGACGTTAACATGTTTTCCCTTTATTCCGAAATCGACATTGATGACAGTGATAGCGAGATCCACTTTCCGTTGAGTGATAGTGAAACGGACTCTGAAATGGCTGATTTTGTAGTTCCGGACAGCCAGGTGGAAGGACAGGGTATTTTACCACCAGATTATGTATCGATCGATAAGGAATGGAATGAATGGAAGCCATCTTCCGTGGGATCTCGCAGTTTCAAAGAAACAATCAATATGATCGAAAACCGCGTCAGACGCCTAAGTAATGCGTCATAGAGACCGAAATAAAAGGTTCGGTGAGACCAAACGAAATGCTGGCAGCTATATGGTCTCAAGTAGACACCCTATTACACAAAGAAAATGTTGAAAAGCCAGTGAATATAAATTTTTGTCGCGAATGTTCAGGAATTAAACTTATTACCAGGGAAGGATTACCAACATGTTCAGACTGCGGTCTCATAGATTCCTATTTTATCGATGATACAGCGGAATGGACAAGTGGAATGAACGATGACGGTAAAGTGAACGACCCGTCGAGGTGTGGGAATCCAAACTCAAACCCTGAACTCTTTTCCCAACATTGGGGGAAGGGGACTATAATTTCGACACAACATTCTTCGACCTACGAGAATAAACGAATGGCAAAGATCAACTTTCACATGTCCATGAATCATAAAGATAGGTCATTGTTTCACGCGTATCGTGATATTGATGAGGCGTGTCATACTTTACCGGAAGTGGTTCTCAAGGATGCAAAGATGATGTACCGAAAATTTAACGAGGAAAAACTAACGAGGGGGGCGGTACGTTTGGGTATCAAAGCGAATTGTGTACTGTACGCGTGTCGTCTCGCGAAGCATCCACGAACGACAAAGGAAATTGCGGATATGTTTGGTATCCAATCAAAGGATATCAGTCGTACGACACAGATGTTCAAAGAGGTGATAATGGGTATGACTGAAAAGAATTACGTGACCAAATCATTCGATGTGATGAATCGATTATTGAATTTTTTCGATGTGACCCGCGAAGAGAGATTGCAGTGTAACAAGATGTGTAACAAGATTGAGGATTGTGTGGATTTGATGAGTAAAACACCTAATAGTGTTGCATCGACAATCATTTATATAGTGTTGGGTGGGAAGGTGAAAAAAACTGTATTATGCGAAAAATGTTCTGTGTCTGTTCCAACACTGAACAAAATAGAGTCAATCATAAAAAAACACTTAGAGCATACATTGTAATAGTATTTAAATGATAAAGTTGTTTCTCTCAACACCATGCTACGGTGGTTTGTGCTTAGAAAAATACATGTCAAGTATCATTAAGCTTCAGCTCCTCTTAATAAAAGAAGGTATCCAGATGTATCTCGACACGACTGAAAATGAATCTCTCGTCCACCGCGCCCGTAACGTGTCCGTCGGTCGTTTCATGCAAAAGACCGATTGCGACTATTTCATGTTTATAGATGCCGATGTTCACTTCGACCCAGAAGCAGTCGTGCGTCTCATCAAATCCGGACACGACCTCTCTGTTGCATGTTATCCCAAAAAGGTTGTTATGTGGGATCAAGCTGCAAACGCCGTCAAGCGGGGTGACGAACGCGATATGTCCATGCTCTCTTCCAGCCTCGTAATCAACTTTGGTGCCCAAAATAGACCCATTGTGAATGGGTTTATAGAAATTCTCGATGGACCAACCGGATTCATGATGATTAAACGATCGGTATTCAAGACACTCGAGGAGAAGTTCCCAGACCTCTGGTGTAAGAACGATCACCAAAATAGGGATTTTGATGATTATCACGCAGCATTCGATTGTATGATAGACCCAGACAATCGTAGGTACCTGTCGGAAGACTACGCGTTCTGTCGCCGATGGCAACAAGCCGGTGGTAATATTTACGCAGATGTAAATACAACCCTCGGGCATGTAGGAAACTTACCTTTCAGTGGATGCCTCAATGATAGGCTTAAGGTTTAGACATGTTAAGTATCCATGAAGATAGCTACAATTTTAGTGACTCGTTCGGCATCATGTCATGTGAAGACTTTGCATAGTATTCTTAAGATTAATATGAAGTGTCTTCAAGGTGGTATTGATAATCAGATTGTATACGTAAACGATGACCCATATGATAAAGCTGACATGATTCAGAAATATATGAAACTACACGAACGTATCGTTTTTATCGATTTTGGTATCAATTTGGATGATGAGTCTATCAATCAGATTTTTGAGAAACATGAAACTGTTGGATGTTTAGTTTTCCCGGGTGTAAAAAGTGGGATAAACTGGACCGGTTTCAGAGCGAAAGTCAAAGAAGGATCCACTGAACCAGTGTCTCAAATGGGACTCGATTTCGACACAGATGTTGGATTGAAGATTTCTGATAATATTTATCGGGTAACGTCCACCCAAGCTCGTGCATGGGTCATGAACACAAAGAACATCATCAAGACCATCAAAGACAAAAAGACTGGTAACTATAAAATTTATCCCAGAATGTTTGAGAAATTCAAGGAACAGGGTGTACGAATTTATGCGTTTACAGCAGCTAAGTTAACGATGACGTACACACATGAATGTGTTAGTAACATTCTTAACGCGGCGGGTGTAAAAGTAAATTAAAGTTTTTGTCCGAATAGTAAACATGTCTATAAAACCCGAATCCCCGTTTTATGAATATGTTGTGAGTTTTATACACGCTACATGGGGGAGTAAAGATTATTTCCCGGGTCCGCAACCTATATCCATCGAATATAAACACTTCACAATTTTAAAAAAAGGAAACTATGTTGTATGTGAAAAGACGGATGGTGAAAGATACATGATGATTGCCCTTATATTTGAAGGAAAAAAGAAGTGTGTATTCGTCAATAGGGCGTTCGATATGTTCGAAGTTCCAATCAATCTGAAGAAGAATGTGTACGATGGGACCATATTGGACGGGGAACTATATGAAAATACACTCATGGTGTACGATGCCGTGTGTGTAGCGGGTAAATCTGTTTGGGATCTCGATTTATTACAACGCCTTGGTTTTGCGTTGAGTGTTATCCAACCTGTTATTTACATGAAAATGGATAAATACAGACTCAAGTTGAAGACGTTTTATGCGATGGATAAATTTAGAGAGTTTCTTGATGAACACTTACCATCGGTAAATCAGGAAACGGATGGACTCGTATTCACACCTGTGAATGAACCAGTGAAAATAGGAACGCATGAGACGATGTTCAAATGGAAACCACAACAGAAGAATACTGTGGACTTCTTAATGAAAAAGGAACCGACGAGGGAAATGCCCGGGCTTAAACCGGGTCCATTAGCTTGGAGACTATATATACAAGAGAAGGGGAAGTTGTACTTTGAGGGTGAAATCCCGTTAAATAGGATCGCCGATGAACCCTGGTTTGAAGATGGAGCAATCGTGGAGTGTATGTACATCACATGGGACGAACCCATGTGGTGGAAACCGATTAAGAGACGGAGGGATAAGACATACCCCAATAATCGTAGAACGTTTTATCGAACGATCGTGAACATCAAGGAGAACATTCAGATGAAGGAGTTTTTAGATTGTATACCATGAAATAATATCCAGCCTCTTCCGGTAGTACACATTCCTTAATAGTATCATCATCTATCAAAAACCATTTATCCTTTCTCCTTATCAAACTCATATAATGCCCATCATACTGGTGACCCAAATGAATCGCACTCGCTACTAAATTATATTCATTTTCGTTGATGACTATGTTTTCGATTATTTGAATGTGACTCTTTGAGTCAAAAGAAATCATCAACACACGGGGGAGTTTAGAGAACATCATGCGGGTCGTAGCCACATGATGTACTTTACCATCAGTATCCTCAAAATTTTCGAGTGTGTTCCACTCCGTACTTTTCGAGAGCATCTTAGTCATATCTTTTCCATCCGATGTTATCAAATGAACACTAAAATCCTCTTCATTCGATGATTTCCCTCCCGGCCAAATCGTTTCTTGTATTTTTTTCCCGTATAACCAGCGTTTGATCTCAGGTACCGACGTTTCGAGAATATCTATGATACATAATATAGTCTCCTGAATGTCATGCTGTTCATTCATTCGAAAACGAGTAAATGAGACTCTAAAATGTTCGAGGAGGGAAGATAGGGTGATAGACTCACGCCCATTTGTCCAATACACTTTCACCAAGTCTGAATACGCTCGGGTAAATGCACAATCACCTTCATATGAATTTTTAATAAAGTAATTCGTCAAGTCTGGGATATGCATCAGACATTGGATGGCTGTATTAAAATAACAAGTATTTCCGTGATTTTGGAAACCTTTCATTAAACTTTATGTATAAAAAAGGCTTAAGTAAAAGGCGCAATGTGTAAATGTTGAGAAAAGATGAACATCCAATCTATCATCGATAAAGTCGGCACCGCATTCGAAACTCATAAGAATGAGGAACACATCGAAGTTGAGATACGTCTCGGTAAACACAATGGTTCCCTCTTCGATACAAACGTCGGGAAAGAAATTTTCGAACGTGTTTTGAAAGGATTGAAAAAATATGATGGTTGGGAAAGTATGAAGACGACAACAACTGACGTGTATTACGACGACACCAACCATGTTCGTATTTCATCTGATGAAGATACTAGTGAACAGACGATGATCCAGAAGATTAAAGTTCTCAAGGATGATTTCAAGTGCGAACCCCTCGATGTTCGGTTCAGTATATCCAGAGAGATCCCAACGATTGGACAATACGAGATGGATCGTAAGAGAAACAAGCTTCGTCACTCCTTCGTTCGCAAGAATGTGAGTATCGATATGACTATTTCAACTGGAGATACTGTCGATATGGACACAGAGGATGCATCGTCCTACCAAATCGAATTAGAAATCATCAAACCAGGTGACGTAACCTCATATAATCAGCTCTTCAACATTCTTCACAAGATTAGTGACCTTTCAAAATTAATCTGATGTGTATATAATGCTGTACCTGATATTAACTCTCGTAGTTTTGTTTATGTTATATGAAAAAAGAAAAGTTACAGATGAAGTCGACAAGTCAACAAATTTTCATATAAGCAATGGAATGTCAAAGGATACATACACCCTCATGCACATAGATGGTTTGAGTAATGAGGATTTAAAAAAATTTGTTCAGATGGAGGATCAATTTCTAGAGTGTGAAAAGTCATCGGTGTCTACGGGCGCCCCCGAAATAATTCAAGCTACTATATTGTCTAATAAAATTAAAGAAACATTTCCAAAATATAACTTTTCGTATCACACGATTCATTTAAAACAAATCGCAGAACCAAACAAACTCGTAAATACCAATACTATAAGGTAATTACATTTTTTCAACCCGAGCTCGAGTCGTACGGTTAATTACTCCAGAATTCCTATTACTGTTCAAATTAGATCTAAACTTCGACCAATATTTCCTATATGCCGCCATTCTCTTATCAGTAGGCTTTTTCTTCTGGTTTACTAAATTCGTCATGATGTAATTGGCTGCCGCCTGCTTGTAATCATTTCTCAAGTTAAATGCGATACCCGTCACATTTATATTGTTCATTAGGTATTTCTTTTCGAGCTCGCGTCGCCGATCCCTTTTCCATTGACTGACGACCACCTTCTTGACCTTATCCGCATCGCGCTTGAATACGACACCGGATACATTTTTCTTATTGATGAGGTTGAGAGCCGACTTCATGTTTCGCATATCTTGGTTTAGGTTTGGCTTATACCGATTCATCCATGTGACTCCGTAAAGTTTAGTGATATCCTTACGGATAGAGTTATCATCGATACCCCTCTTCTTCATGGTTTCAGTCCTCTTCACGTTGCGCTTAGCAGCTGCTTCATTTTTACGCACCGCCATCTTCGTGTGCTTAGGAGGGGGTGGAGGTGGAGGTGGAGGTGAGGTTTTAGCTTTGTTCATACGGTTTCGTACCATCTCAATCCTTTTGCATATACCCACCTTGGTTTCCTTCTTGTTGACGGTGATATCGAGAATCGCCGCGACGCGAATGAGTTCACTTTTAGTCATGTCACCACACATCTTTCGACCAATCTTGAACGTCTTATTCGATCCAGAGAGTGGAACATTCTTATTCTCGATACTGTTCCTGAATGTGATATTATTCTTCTTACCAGTCTTATTCTTAATTCGATCACAAATCTCATCCTTCGTCGCGACTCGAGAACCATCTTGAAGTTTAGTTCTAAAGTTCACAACCCCCATTCGGCGCGCGAAATCTATGAGTTCGGACTTCTTCATTCGAGCACACCTCTTGTCATCAACCCTCAACGCATTAGCTTGATTCGACGTGAGTACGCGTTTAGTATATGTTTTCTTGGTCTTGGCTGTGGACTTGGGCTTAGCTTTAGATTTGGTCTTGGGCTTTACACCATCCTCAAACACACCAGTCACATTAATTTGATTATCGGAATAAAGATCCCGAACAAACTTCTTTCCGAAATCATAAGCTCTCGCCATGTCCCCGGGATTTTTCGCACCGGATATCTGGACATTACCACTCGCGGATAGGATAAACTTATTCTCCCCAAAATAAGCATAAAGAAACGGGGCAAGTTCTGGTTCGTAATTAACCCTCGTCATACCATACTTCCGTGCATTCCTTGCGATATCGGTTAAATTTCTGAAAACCCCATTAACCCTGAACTGACCACTTAAATTATTGTATGTGAATTGGTTGTAGAAGAAAGGTTGTTTCTCAGTATACTTATCGACGACGTACCTACGAATGAGTTCAGGTTGATTCTCAATGTTAGTTCCAACGAATCCACCTGAGAATCGAATCTTACCGTTTCTGTAGAAGTTTACAGTAGCACCCTTACTTTCAACACCATTACTTAAAGTAAGCATCAACTGTGCGGAGAAGAAGTTCTTATTGAGACCCCCTTTAGGACCAGCTTCCCTTGTATGTGAGAAACCCGTCGTAAACTGACCATAAATACCCTTTATCTCCAGTGTGTCTACATAAAGACCTTCACCTATAGGTGTTTTGGGTAGAGGTGTTTTCGAGAGTATATTATTAATTTTTATGAGAACGTCCTTCTGTCCAAAACCAGAATCGACTGTGGCATTGAACATACCAGGGTTCATTTTACTTATCTCAAGTGGGATGTTCCCATTGGGAACATCATCAAATTCACGCGCTATATTGTTTATCATTTGTTCGGTCTTCGTGTTCAAATCATCAAACTCATCCTCGAATGGGGAATTGTTTTCAAACTCTTTGAACATGCCTTCATACGTTCGGTTATTGACTAGGTTTCGCTGAAGGCGTTCGGGAATCTTTACTTGACGAGGCGCTGGTCTGATTTGTCGGGGTGGCGTGCGCATGAATGACGTACGTTCTCGTTCCCGATCAGCTTTCATTAGCTCCATTTCAAGTTCCCTCGCGAACTCATTATTAGAGTTGGAGTTTGGAGTTTGAACTTCCACGCCAGATTTCCGAACAAATTCTCGGACACTTTGGCTCATATTACTATTGATTAATATTTTTTTTTAAAAATCCTTGGTGAAACCGAAACCCTCCTCCAACACGTCGAGCCCAAATACGACCGGCTGTCTTGGATATGTTCTACCCTTGTAAGTGACTACTTCTTCACGCACTTCAATATCTCTCGCACTAAATGGTCCAGCGTAAAAGTCTTGATTAAACTTCTGCTTCCCGAGGTTGTTTGCAATACAATGTTGGTTGAATATCTGGACGAAGAGTGTCTGGGGAACAAACATGTCCTCACCATAGGTAATCAGAGTCGATTCCATGAAGTTTGTAAGTGTACTCGCAACCATGGCTACCTGCTTCTGGATAAGCTTGAAATATGGGGGTACTACATTCCAAATATCTCTATTCCTGAATTTATTCGAATAGTCCAGGTACGCACGGACACACTTGAGAAGAATCATGGGCATCTCACGGTCGAGCTTCTCGTCTAGTTGGGGGTCAGCCTCTCTGACCTGTTTAGTAAAATTCCATGTAAGAATGCGACGAAGTACGGAACCCGAATTATCTCTCCAATTGGGTACTTCATTACCACCCAACACACCAGGTACTTTCCATTCAATTGATAAAGCTGTCTTATTCTTGACGGCTATGGATACATCTTCACCTGATACAATAGACTGAAATTCAGCCTGTTCCAGTGCGAGGTCACCCTTCACCTCAGGAGCGATAAACATGAAACAGTCCTTAATAGCGGAAAGTCCAAACTTCTTCTCGATGTTATTCGAAAGCGTACCAACATCTTCGTTTTCGTAAAATTTCTTAAAAACCTTGGTAATTAGGGTAGATTTACCAGACCTCGCAATACCCTTGAAGAAGGGGATAATCTGCCATGCGTCGAGATCACCGACGTCATAACAAAGTCGACCACCCATCACATACGCCCAGTTACACACCTCATCCTCAAACTTCTGGTATTTCAGAACCTTATCGAAATTGGGGGTTGGGATATCCTGCCATCTTTCGATGTGTGAGAAGTCATCAAACTGCTGATCGAAATACTTACAGGCGATGATGGTGGGGTCCAAACACTTAAACTCTTTGCTATCGTACGGGTAGAATCTACATTCGTGTGCACCTCGGTCTGGGATCCATTCTTTACCCACGAAAACACCGTTTCTGAATGACCACACATGTCTCCTCTTACTAATCTCGGGGAACTGGGGATCGATACACTTCGAGATGTTATCAATCACATCTCTCGCGATAGAACCCCTACTCGTAAAGTTTTTCCAGATATCAAACATACAATCCTTACGTGCAAGGGAATATACGAATTTATCGATTGGGAATTTAGGAGACCAAGCACGGGTTCGATGACCCTCTACAGTCTTAATCTCTTCACAACAATGACCCTTGTATCTACGGTAACCACACTTATACGTCTCCTCGAGGGTAAACAAAAGACATTTTTGAAAAGGTGTAGCTTGTTCGATGTCGTCGTCATTCATCGTAGATGGATCAGAGAAACGTGGGAATTGGGGATCGATAGTTGGTGTATCGACACGTTCATAAGAAATGTAATGTCTTCGAATGTTTTCGAAACCATCTTCAACGTGTAGGATGATGTTGGCGATCCGTTTATCGATGCTCATACCATTAACATCAACGTCACGCTTTTGTATTTTTAAATTATTCACATGATTTCTCAGTTCGATGATGAAATCCGTATGTCTTTTTTTAAGGTCTCTGATCGACATTAGATCGATTCTCGACGGTGAAATAGACCCATACTCGTCAAAATAAGAACGATCTATGAATTGCCTATACCCCAGATTACGCGAACTGAAAAAATCTTTCGTGTGAAGATCCCAAGCATTTTCCAGTTTGGTCATCACATTCATAATCTGTTCCTCATTCATCGACTGAATTTGCTGTTTATGAAGTTCCGTGAGGGCTTCATACCTGTTGGGTTCCTTATCGATGAAGTGAGTGTTTTCCATATTATTAATTATACAATCTTTTCTTTTAATTAGTTTTTCATGTTCTGAAGTTGGGCAAGGATTTTCACTAAAATCTTATTTTGAACTTGCATATGGGTAGAAATATCTACGATAGCGCTGCATACAGTGTCACCATTGTCTGTGGCGAAAAATGTTCCGAGGAGTTCGGGTAAATCCACCTCATCTTCATCATCTTCCTGATCAACATCGATGATACTCTCCTCCTCCTCATCCGAATAATCGTCTTGGATGATTTCCCCTTCTTCAATTTCATCAGGCTGTTTCGACATTTGTTGTAGACTGAGAATTTTTGGAACCGATAAATGCGCGTTCCCCGGGAATTATTTTCTCTGTATAGAGTACAACAACTCTCAAAATGGCCGGTGGTCTTATGCAACTCGTAGCTTACGGCGCCCAGGATGTTTACCTTACCGGTAACCCTGAGGTGACCTTCTTCCAGGCGAAATACAAGCGCCACACTAACTTCGCGATGGAGAACATCGAGCAGACCGTCAACGGTACTGCCGCTGGTTCCGGTCGCGTGTCCGTGACTGTCGCCCGTAACGGTGATCTCGTCGGCGACATGTACATCGAACTCCTCTCCGCCACCGACGCGTCGACCACTGCTTGCTGGGTTGCCGAGCGCGCCATCAACAACGTCGAGCTTTCCATCGGTGGTCAGCGTGTCGACAAGCACTACCAGAAGTGGTGGCGTCTGTACTCCGAGCTTTACCTCGACGAGTCCAAGAAGGCTGCGTACGGTAAGATGACCACTGGTGTGACCGGCAAGTCTGTCTACCTCCCCCTGTTCTTCTTCTTCAACAGGAACCCCGGTTTGTACTTGCCCCTGATCGCCCTTCAGTACCATGAAGTCCGTGTCGACATCGACCTTGCGTCCGATTTCACCACCTACTGCAACGCCAACACCTTCAAGGTGTGGGCTAACTACATCTACCTGGACACCGAAGAGCGTCGCCGCTTCGCCCAGAAGGGTCACGAGTACCTGATCGAGCAGGTGCAGCACACTGGTGCCGATACCGTCGATGCCTCCGCCACCAAGCAGGTCCGCCTCTCGTACAACCACCCCGTCAAGGAGCTTGTGTGGTGCTTCTCCAACGTCGCCACCAACCCCAACACTCTGTGGAACTTCACCTCCGCGTCCACTAACGCGAACATCGTTCTCAACTCCAATGTTGAGGGTCTCGTGTCCAACTGTGTGGTCTCCCCCTCGGTCTACGGTTCCCCTCTCCTCACCCTCGGTACTGATGGTGGTAACGCCACCTTCACTGAGGATGCCGTCGGTCCTCTGTCCGAGTTCAAGCTCATCCTCAACGGTCAGGATCGCTTCAAGGCTCAGAAGGGTAAGTACTTCAACCAGGTGCAACCCTTCAACCACCACACCGGTACCCCTTACCCCGGTGTGTACGCGTACTCCTTCGCGCTCAAGCCCGAGGAGCACCAACCTACCGGTACCTGCAACTTCTCGCGCATCGACAACGCGCAGGTCGCCGTCACCATGGGTGCCGCTAACAACGCGACCACCATGCACATGTTCGCCACTAACTACAACGTCCTCCGCATCCAGTCCGGTATGGGTGGTCTCGCCTTCTCCAACTAATTTGTTGGTTTCGGTATGTTAGTAAATTAAATCAAAAATCATTTTTAAAATGCACTGTTAATGCTATTTAAAAATGAAAATACTGAGGATAGTATGTTAGCTCTAGGTCAATCCTCATTGCTTATTTACACTATTGGGCGTCGACGAACTTATCGACAACGGAAAAAACCTGTAAAAAATACTTGTATTGAGAACCCTGATGCAATTAAATGTGCGATACGTCATAGACGGTGTGAAGGGTGTCCGTTTAAGGACTTCTTCAAACCCGACAACCCACTTAAATAGAAACTCATCTATGTAGATAATGTTCAAGAAAGTATATGACATTTTTGTTAAAGTTGAAAAACCTAAATTGGGACGTTGGTCTCTTAAGTCTTGCGAGGAAATTTCAACTTCTATAAACGCCGTGTATCAGAATAGGGATCATTGTGGGGACACGATCTGTAAAACACCTAAAAAAGCTTCAGAGTATCCGGATAAGAAGTCTAAATAATCATTTTTAAAACGCATATTCTATACGAGTTTTAAAAGGGTTTTTAAAATTAGACGTTTTTAGCACGAGGGCGACGATGAGATGTTTTGGTTTGTGATCTATATTTTGAAGACTTCCACCACCTATAGCCACCGAAACCGGCGGATATCATAGACATACAACACAAACAACACAGTACTAAGAGAATGATTAATGGAATGAGTTGTCCCATCGCTTCTTCATTTTCTGCGTTAGTTATGTCATCCCCACACATTCGTGTGAAGGTTTCGTCTGTATTGAGCCTGGACTTTTCCGCGTTAGATGCATCTTCACCTACCTTTACATCCCTACACACGCGTTTAGGAAACTTTTTACCCTTGGGTATCCTAGGTAGTGACTGAACATACTCATTAGGTAGTGGTATAGGTAAAGCCAAAGCTTTAGACACTATATCCATCTTACTGTATGTAAACAAAATTATGCGAGACCAGCCATTTTGTAAAACTTATCTTTATCACTTTGTGTCAGCGCCCACATTTTAGCCCAATACTCATCGTTAACACTGGATGGTGTATTATTGATCGCTTCAATTATGGTTGGTATCTTTCCTTTTAATCTCTCATTTGTTGTGCGTTCCATTACATCAGTATAATACGCAATGAGTTTTTGTTTATCAGCACCACCACCACCAAATAAATTCTTCCCGAAAACGAATGCCATAGCTGCGCCTGA